TCTGGTCTTTGTCTTCGATAAACTTGTCAAGCAGGGCAGATACTGGGCCGATAAGTGCTTGCAGCATAGTTACTTCCTCTAGTCTTTTCGGTGTTATTGCCTGTCAAGCACCTTAATAACTTCCATAGCGTACCAGCCCCCTGTGCCAAGGACGGCAAGAAACAATACCCCAAGAATGTTCTTTATCATTTCATCCCGCTTGGTTATAGCCCTGTTCTTGGCTAAACGAGCCTTCTCGCGGCGCTGTTTGTCCTCCATAAGGGATTTGTGCTGAATGGCAAGCATGTCTCGCCAGACCTCTCGCGGAGTGCATTTCTTTAGTTCTTTTTCTTTCTGACGGATATCCTGCTTAACCCAAGCAAGCTCAAGAGCCTCCTCCTGAGTAATGATATGGTTACCTTCTTTGACATCTGTTTCGATCTGCTCTACAGCGGCCTTGCTTTTTGTTAAGCCGTCAAAAACCCCCGACAGCCCCGTTAAGTGACTCCCGCTTTCCTTGACAGTAGATATCCCATCGTTAAGCGCCTTGAGTATCCCTACTACGGCGGAAATTTCTGCGATCATTCAAACTCCTACGCAGGCATCCACTTGAACAAAGCTATCGCGCTTATAATAAACGGATACATGCTAAACATTATCAACTCAAGCCTATCAAACCTTTTGGTTCCAGACTCTAAACGCTTTTCTATGTTTTCGTACCTAATACTGCATTCTTTTTCATGCGATTCAAGTTTCGCAATGGTGTCTTTTACTGTAGCCAACTTTACCCTCCACCAAACAAATTGTTTGACACTGGTTGCTCTACGGGTTCTTCAGGTTGAGCTACCTCGGGCTGTTGTACAAAAGACCCTATTCCACCTTGAAAAGGATTGGCCTGCACCGGAGGTGCTACCGGAGTAGCAAAAGGGCTTACCGGCGGAGGTGCCATTGCGTTGACAGGCTGGACAGACGCTTTAGGCGGCTGATACTGAAACCCAGTACCGTCATCTTGCATTTGACCCGTTTTATCTACTTCCCAACCCTCGGGCATGTCGTAGTTGCCACCATTAGACGCAGTCCATTTGTCACCTGTTTTAGGGTTAATGTAGCTAACCAACTGCTGTGTAACCATCCCTGTTGACGTAGGTTTAAACCCGGGAGGCATATTGTCATCACCATACCCATAATCGATGGAGCTAGGCTTTGTCAAGAAAGGGTTTGCCTGTGGTGCAACCGGAGAAATAGGTGTTCCACCCGGCTTAGTAGCGTACTCGGGGAAAACGGGGTCATAAACCGGGGGAACGTAAGGCTCGGGCTCCTTGACCTGCTTAACAGGTTCGGCGGGTAACGGAGTAATATAACCGTCAAAAAGTCCGTCCTCATTACTGTCTAAGTCAAACAGAGGACCTCGGGCTCCTTGGGTACCGACGAGTACCATGTCTCCACGCTCATCGGCACGGTAGACATCTTTCCCGTTTTGACCTGTAAATAAAGAACCTAATCCCGAATCTACTTGTGAAGTAGGGTCGGCAGGGTCGGCAGGGTCGGAAGTTCCAGTAGTGCCAGTACGACCATCATCTACGTTACCGACTGCGGGGGGAATACCGTCCGGGTTATTGCTACCGCCACCCGCCGACCCAGCCCTTTCTCTAAACCACGCCGTTTGCTCGGCATCGGTCATTTCGTCCCAGTTATCTGGGAATCCGAAATCAAAGTTAGCCAGATTAAAACCCGTTATACCAGACATCTTACTTACAACCCATGTAACCGCCGCCCTTAACAGCGGCACCCATGCCGCGAGCAGTCATGCGAGTCATAGTAGTAGGTATCTTTACTTCAGCAGTCTTGCCATAAGGAATACGGCCTTGACCCTTAATATCAGCGTAAGTAGTGGCCTTTGGAGCCGCCTTCGGAGTGTTAGTTACAATGCTTACTTTAGATTTCATGTTATTGCCCCTGCTGTTTAATAAATTCGCGCTCTCTTGCGGCATCAATACGAGCCGCAGTCTGCCGCTCTTGTGCCTCAATCCTTTCGCCAAACTGGCGGTTACGCATCTCAAGCGCCTGCGCGTCGAGTTGGACCTTGGTCTGATCAATCTGTGCGTCAGCCTGTTCAGACTGAGCTTTAAGTTCTAGCTCCTGTTGCTTCAGTGCAATCAATGGGTCTGGACCTTGCTCTTGTCCGCCTGTTGCTATCTGCTCAGACAGTTGCTTGAGTTGTTGCATACCTTCCGCAATGTATTGTGCTGTCATGGCTTCCATCTCCAACATCTCCTCCGGAGTAGCTGGCGCGCCTTGATTGCCCATAACCTTCTGCATGTAAGCTACCGAAGCCTGCTCTTTAGCCGCAATCTGGATATGCTCCATTACGTGTTTCTGCAATGTTATCGCAACTGGAGGCAATTGACCAACCATAGGCGTATTACCAAATACCAAGTGAGCCATAATGTGGGCCTGATGGTCCTGACCTTCAAAAGCCTGTAACTCCAACATATCAAGAGCGTTAATGTTCTCTTGTGCAGGGTCCATGGGCCGTGGGTCGGGAGTAGCCTTCATAATCCGATCTAAATCAGTCACGCCCATCGCTTCATACATGTCACGATAAACTTCGTGCAAGTTATGTAGCTCGGGTGCCGCAGTAGCAAGCTGTAGCTTACTCTGAGCAAGAGCAATGCGTTGCGCCTGACTAAAGATGTTCGGGTTACTTACCGGTATGATATCGACCCGCGAATCAAAGTCCGTAGCCATAACGGTGCCGTCAGCACCTGCAACCTCAAATGGATACTCCGCTGGGAGACTCTCACCCATAACTCGGGCCAGAATCTTAAACTCAACACGCATGGCATAATGCAGACGCTTATGCACCGCACTCATTACACGCGAGCCCTGCTCAAGCATCGCTATTGTAGTTCCAACTGCCGCCTGCTGATTACCGTCGCCCACCTTCATATCGGTGATAGTAGCGAACCGCTGACCGGCCTGAACAACAAAACCTAACAATTGATACAGCGTCTGATCCGGTCCCTTAAACGGTAACGGCATCAAGCTGTCTCGGATCGCACCACCGGGTGCATCAACATCCCTAAACTCACCGGGCTGTAGAGGCTCATCGTCGTCCCTGATCCGTAGGCCGCGGGCCTTGAATCCTGCTGGGAGGTTAGACAGAGTACCGGCATCGATAAGCTGACGTAGTGCAGAAGTAGCTGTGCGAGACAAACCACCAATAGTGTGGATCAAACCAAGGCCGTAGAAACCAAAACCGGGCAAGAACTTGTAATGAACAAAATATTGTATCTTCTTCTTTAACTCGTCATCTTCTCGGTAGTTTCTACGTATAGATAGTATCTGTCCGTTATCTTGGGAAATAGTAACCAGATAAGGAACCTTAATGCCGATAGGCTCACCGTCATCGTCTAATTCTTCGTAGCCCTCAATCTCTAAGTCAGCATGTACTTCTAAAAGAGTGCAATCGTAATCAATGTTAGACGGCTCAAGACCATCCAAATAGTTGATTTCTTTACGTACAGAATCTAACTCCCCCTGTGAAGGCAAGACATCTATATCCAAATACTGACCGGCATACTGCTTCTTACGCAGATCATTCAACGACATGCGTACAACTTGAGTAATGTTAGGACAGGTGTCTAAATCAGAAGTCTCATAAGGAACCACGAGATTCTCAGCAGGGATAAACTTACTTACCGCACGGCCCAGAGTCTCATCGTAATAAACCTTCTTAAAGGTACTTCCGGCCAAGGGCAGATAAAACAACATCTGATCCATATCCGGGGTGTAATCTTCCATTACATTCGTAATGTAATAATTCATAAAGGTCTGAACACGCTGCGCCTGATCTTTCTTAGCACGTGTGTCCTTACCCAAGGAAACTGTTTTGACGGGACCCGTAGCAGGTAGAAGCTCGTTAAAGGCTTGCGCTTGGAATTGTGTAGCGGCCTCGGCTAATAGTGGGTGAGTCACGCCCGACGCGCCACGGAACGGTTGCTCGCGCTCCTCGTAGTTGAATCCAAGCAACTCTAGGCCATTGGCGTAAGTCTCTTCCCAGTCCTGACGGCTGGCTTTGTTAGCATCAAACTGATCTAGAAGCTCGCTGGCAATAGCGGCAAGCTCGCGGTCCGGCATCTCTTCCGCTAAGTTAGCGTAGAAGTCATCACTAGAGCCGCGCTCGTCCTGCGGATCAAAATCTATTGTGACACCACCGTCGTCTTCCTGAATAATCTCTATCTCAGGGGAACCTTCAATGTCGGAGTTTCGGACTAGGGGCTCACCCAAATCCATAATCTCTAACTGCACTTCCGCATCTAAGTCATCTGGATCAATCTGAGATGGAATATTGTTATCCATCAAAGAACCTACACCTTTTATTTCATTAGCCATCTATTATTCCTCCGAAGAACGGCCCATTATAGCGTCTAATTGCTCTAATATCTCCGGTTCAATGTCGGAGGCATCTCTTTCTGATTTTACAGGAAGTCCGGCCTGACGCATAATTTTAGCGGTAGCCGCGTTTTTCCTGCTGTTTTCAGGGGCCGTGGGCCGTGGTCTGTTCATAATTTCACCTATTCCATCCTCAGATGTTCCACGTGGAACATTCTTTTGTTCTATGTTTAAGCTCTTTAGACCTTGATCTCTGAGTCTTTGTCGATCTCCCGTATAACCCGGCTTTTCCGAGGCTTTAAGGTCAAGGTATCGCTCCATTATCTCTTCTTCAGTGATTTGTGGAACACCGCGCTGATATTCCACAAGTTCTGGTTTAGCCTCGGTAAAATCCCTGTTAATCAATGTCATCGGCTCTGCGGTACGAATACGCTTATACTTTGAAATCTCGTCTGGGTTAGCCGTGGAATCCATAAAGTAATCGCTGTCATAATCATCTTCTGTGAGTAGCTCCTCTCGACGCTTACCAAAAATGCTGTCGGTAACACGCATTTCATAAAGGTCGTCTAAAAGTTCTTGCTTAGTACGAGTGTCTTCTAAACCGAAAAGGTCTGCTATACCTCCTTGCAATTTTATTTCAACTGGTCGCGCCTTGGTTGGGGTGAAGGTTCTAGCAAGTAAAGTGCCGAATGCTTCTGGGCGTGTTAGTGCGCTTGGTAACAGCCCAATGAATTGCGGCATTGATATTTTTCTTTCCTTGTCAAAACCAATACCTAAATAGTCATACTTGTCTTCAATAGTTACTGTGCCGTCTTTGTTCTTAAAGGCATTGAAGTGGCCTAGAGATGTTTCTACATTGTACGCAGGAGAGGTAAAGCTATTTTCTATTGCCTCTAAGAATCCTGCACCTGCACCACCGCCACCTGCCTTCCCATAAGATACAGAGGTTTTGCCGCGTGTCTTTTCGTATGTAGATAATGCTTTCTGTGCGCGGTTTATTTGTTCTTGTATTTCCTTGTTGTACTCTTCTTCTGTATATTTTGGTACAAATTTTTGCTTTTGGAAATCCCATTTTTTATCTTCGTTAGACTCAAAAGGTTCTTGGCTACGTTTTTTTTGATAAAAGGACAATTTCTTTTTTAACCTAGCTTCCTCCTTATTGTTGTACTCATCCTGCTCCGTTATATAGCGAGACATGGCCGATAACTCTTCAGGCTTAAAGTCTTTTTCAGTAATTGGTTCTTTCTTACCTGCAAGATACTCACCAAAGAGCCGCACATTAGTTGGCATGTCTTCTAAACCAAAAAAGTCTGCTATACCTCCTTTAGCGGTGTCCAACATGCTCGGATCTTCCCCATTAGCTAAGTTAGCTAATTCCCGCTTCACATCTCTGTCAGGTCCGCGCTTGCCTTGAGCAAACTCTTCAAAAACCATTTGAGAAGGGACCGACTTGTTAGCGGGCAGACCATCACGTTTGTAGGGCCGCTCAGTGATATCCAGTAATACGTTTTTTTCTAACCCGGAAGGTAGCTCGGTGTCTTCGCCCCTTTGCAATTTTAAATACGTCGCAAGGTTGGGCAAAGTAAAACGGTCTGTCTCAGGGTCGGTTAACAAGTCCTTACGATATTTTGAAGCATAGTCCATCACCGCTTGTTTATACTCTAAAGGCGTTTGAGCGTTTATAACGGACATTGTGTAGATGGGCTTTTCTTCTCTAATCCCAGAGCGGTGATAAAACTCGTGAGCCAGTGTTTGATCATCCATCCCGCCGGGACCTACCGTAAATATTTGATCCCCCTCCGTAAACATCTCCGGATTGCTGTAAATATTTGGCGTAGGGCTATTACCAAAAGAGTCCTCGTATTCTGACATACGGTTGTAGATAGAATTCATCTGATACTCGGCAGGGAAAAAGTCAGGACGACTGATGTTGCCGGACTTTATTTCCCCAAACACTCTGTCTCCAACTACTTCAGGAAAATACATACCATGGATATTGGACTGTCCATCACCCGTACCCAGACTATTCACCCTCTGCATATCGACAGGAAGGGCATAACCAGACCGCTTCGCTACCTCAACCGCGGCCTCCGAATCACCCAAAGACATGGCCTGATAAACATCAAGCGGCTTCATGCCACTTACCGAAGCCGTCTCTAATGCATCAAAATAATTACTGCCCTCAATCTGGTCCGGGTAGTTTTCAGACATGTACGCATCAAAAGCCATACGCTCGGGGTTATCTGAATTATATAAGGGACCCGCAGAAACCGTCACAGTATCTACGTTCTGGGAATAGGAGGGTTCAGCCATCAGTGCGACTCGCAATTATTGTCAATAATATACCTGCATCCTACCAGAGTTCTGCTCATCTTCCCAATCATCTGATGGCAACTGAACAAAATTGCCCTGACGATAACGCATCAAAGCCTGTGTCATGCTATCAACCAAATCGTCATGCTCACCATTTGGAAATGCCGCAACCTCCTCAACTAACTCATCCGCCCAAGTAGTGTCAGGGACCCACACCATCCCAGCTTCAAATAATGGCGATACCGAGTGAACCCTAGTCACCTTATCATTACCCCTAGATGGCGTGAAGTTAACAACCGGAATCCCCATATTTCTCATCTCCTGAGTCAGAGGGGTACCGCTCGCTTTTGCCTCCACTATGACGGTGTCGGGGTCCCAAAATCTATACTCGTCCAACGCTATCTGCTTCAACTCCGGAAAATCCCAGCGACCCTTCTTACTATCCAACAAAATTAAATTAGGACCAGAACCCCCCTCATTCGGATAAAACACACCCCACGTAGTAATCGCACTGTAATCCGCCGTCTGCTTCTTACTAAACGCCGTATCGTAACTCTGGATCACATACTCCAAATTAGGGACAGCCTTCTTCTCCCACGTGCGCCACCACTCCCGCTTGATAATCGCGTTCTCTTCACCCGTAGGATTCTGCTGATACTGCGCGTTCCATTTGCTCGGAGGGATAGATGCGCGGACCGCGGTCAAATCCTCAATGCTCCAATACTCCGGCCAACACGCCGAGCCATCTTCAAAAATAGCAGGCAACTCGACAACCTCCCACTGATCCGCCAACGGGTCCTTCGCCATCGCACGTAACAACTGACCCGTCATGTCCTTCTCAGACCAACGAGTCTGAACTAATACAATGGCACCACCCGGCTGTAAACGCTGTCGAGGACCACCCGTATACCAATCCCACGCATCATCAAAACCAGCATTCGACATCGCCGTCTGCTCCGAGTGCGGATCATCAATAATAATTAAATCACCAC